AGAAGGCTTCCACTGTGAAGCCAGGCACCAGCCGCACCGAGCGTCAAAAGAACGGCAACGCTCGCGTTACCCGTGACTCCCAGCGAGCTAGCACCGGCTCTGCAAAGGTCACCCGCAGTGAGAAACCTGCACTGCCCCCTGGTAATAAGGGTGGCCCTATCCAATCACGACAACAGGGTGGTGCCATCGTCCGCCGTGAACCCAGCACTCCTGCTAAGGCTGGTTCTAAGGGCTCCACTGCCACCTCCTCCCGTGTACAGCAGGTCTCCGTCCGTGATGTAACCAAAGGACGGCAGCAAGGTCAAATGAGCGGGAGTAATGCTCCCCGCACTCTCCCTGGTTCTGGAGCTGCTGCTTCGCTTCCCCCTGCGCGGCAAGGCCCTGCTCCTGCTACCCGTCGTCAAGCTGCTCAAGCAAAGGCTGATGCTGCTGCTCGTGGCTCTACGGGGCCTAATCGTGTGGGTCAACCTGCCGGTGCTGCAAACCGTGTGTACGGTGCTGACCGGGTTAATGATGCAGTTGGACGGGCACAACGTGCCACTGCAATGAGAGGAGTTGCCCGTGGTCTTGGTCGAGGAGCTGGCCTTGTTGGCCTCGCTGCTGGAACTGCCGAATCAACCAGAGACCTCATTCAAAGTACCCGAAGAGAAGGCCTTGCAGGTGCAACCAAGGCGACGATTCGTAGCTTTACCGGAGCACTGACCGGAGCACCTGTTGACCTCGATAAATTTGGGGGAGGTAAGTCTGGTGCTAAACAAAATGCTGACAGCAATGCCAAACGCAAAGCCGACAACGACGCCCGCCTCGCCGCTAACGAACGAGTCAAAGCTGGTCGCGTTCGTGCAGCAACTCCCATCCTTCCCACCCGCTCCGCTAACGACGGCCAAGCCACCCGCCAAGCCGAACAGCGTCGCTCCTCCGGCTCCACCACTGCCACTCCTGCTCCCCGTCAATCCCCCGCACGGCCTAGCCAGGCTCAACCTCGCTCTGCCTCTGGTACTGCAGGTACTGGCCGCAAGTGGGAAGACTTCAATCCAGGTCGGGGCACCTCTGAGACCAACAACCCCCTGATGAAGAATGACTCTTGGCTTATGTCCAAGATCAAAGAACGGGAGGACAAGCAAGCTAAGAATGTTGGTCCTGTGAAGGATGGTGGTGAATACTCGGCTTCTAAGAAGTCGGCTGAGATTGTTGAGCGTCGGAAGAAGAAGGAAGAAGACGAGAAGAAGAAAGCCGCTCAGTAATTGAGAGGTTCAAGCTTAGCCCCACGGTCGATTGGCTGTGGGGCATTTTTGTGCGTATGCATGGATTGCCATTATTGCGGGATGCCCGCAGACTCTAAAGATCACATTATTCCTATCTCCTATAACTACGCTCAACGGCCAAGCGGTCACCGAAGCCGGGGCGGTACAACCGTTGACTGTTGCAAGGAATGCAACAGCATGCTCTCCGACAAATTCCTCTCCACTATTCAAACTAGGGCTGCTGAGCTGGCTGAGTGTTTGGAGGCTAAATATCGAAAGGAATTGACCGCTCCTGTGTGGTCCGAAGAAGACCTCGCAGAGCTTGGCCCAACCCTTCAAAAACAGGTCCGTGCGAAGCAATATCTGCGGGACGAGGTGGTGGAGCGAATCAGAAACTGCGTGAGCCTTAGCCACGGGCTCCTGGAGCGGGCTTTGCCCTTATTTCGCGTGTCCGTAAACAAAATCTGACTTTCAGGCCCCCTCCCAGGGCTTGTAGCGCAGACCTCATATCTCACCCATGAAACGCAAGCAGATCCAACACTCAGACGACCCCCTCTATAACCTCCAACATTCCTTCCGCTACTTCCTCGCCGCTATCTGGCAACAGCTAGGCCTACCACCTCCGACGAGGGCACAGTATGCCATCGCTGATTACCTACAATATGGACCCAAGCGTCTGCAATGTCAGTGTTTCAGAGGCGTCGGTAAGAGCTGGGTTACAGGTGCCTTTGTCCTCTGGACCCTCTTCAACGATCCTGAAAAGAAGATCATGATCGTCTCAGCTTCTAAGGAACGAGCGGACAACATGTCCATCTTCCTTCAGAAGCTCATCATCGAGACCCCCTGGCTCCTGCACCTCAGGCCCAAGGATGAAAATGCCCGCTGGAGTCGCGTCTCCTTTGACGTGAACTGCTCCGCTCACCAAGCACCATCCGTTAAGTCAGTCGGTATCACAGGCCAGCTCACTGGTTCCCGTGCTGACCTCATCATTGCTGATGACGTTGAGGTTCCCTCCAACTCGATGACCGAGATGATGCGTGAGAAGCTCCTCCAACTGGTGACTGAGTTTGAATCCATCCTCACGCCAAAGGACACCTCCCGCATCCTCTACCTCGGTACACCTCAGACCATCTTCACCGTCTACCGTACCCTCGCACAACGTGGGTATAGACCCATGGTGTGGCCTGCACGCTACCCACGGGATATGACCCGCTATGAGGGTCTCCTCGCTCAAGAGCTGCAGGAAGACATTGACCGTGGAGCTAAGCCCTGGGAACCCACCGACCCTGACCGCTTTGATGAAGAAGACCTCCTGGCTCGGGAGAGCAGGATGGGTCGGTCGAACTTCGCTCTTCAATTCCAACTCGATACCAGCCTCTCTGATGCTGAGAAGTTCCCCCTGAAGTTCGCTGACCTCATCGTTACCTCAGTCAACCCCACCCATGCTCCAGACAACATCATCTGGTGCTCTGACCCCCGTAACATCCTCAAAGAACTTCCCTGCGTCGGACTGCCTGGTGATCGCTTCTACAGCCCCATGCAGATCCAAGGTGAGTGGACCCCATACACCGAGACCATCTGCTTCGTAGACCCCTCAGGTCGTGGCTCTGACGAAACAGCAGCAGCCTTCCTCTCACAGAAGAATGGCTTCCTCTACCTCCATGAGATCTACGCCTCAAAAGACGGCTACTCAGACGGTACTCTCCTCGACATCCTCAGACGCTGTAAGAAGTACAACGCTCATAAGATCATCGTTGAATCCAACTTCGGTGACGGTATCGTCGCTGAACTCTTCAAGAAGCATATCCAACAATCCAAGCTCTCCATCGCTGTTGATGAAGAGCGAGCCAATGTCCGTAAAGAAGATCGCATCATCGATGCCCTTGAACCTGTCATGAACCAACACCGCTTGGTCATTGATCAGCAGATCGTTCAATGGGACTTTGAATCCAACCCTGATGCAGCCCCAGAAGACCGCATGACCTACATGCTCTTCTATCAGATGAGCCGTATGTGTCGGGAGAAAGGTGCCGTTAAACATGACGACAGATTGGACGCCCTAGCAGGGGCGGTCAAGTACTACACCGACTGCTTGTCCATCTCTGCCTATGAGACCGTTAAGGCCCGCAGGCAGGAAGACTTCATCGACCTCCTAGAGACCTGGAGCACTGACCCTGAGGCGGCTGTAAATGCTATGGCCTTTGGGATGACCCTAGAGCAGAGGCAGAAAGCTAGGGGGTTGTCCGGTCGGGGGAATGGGACTCCGAAGTGGGTGAAGGTCAGGTAGAACCCGGTCAAGAGCACCGCAGAGCCAGGAACCGGTTGCCCTAGACCGGGCTTTGGCGTCCCTGGTGCGATGCCGGGTGACCAGTGGAGCGATGTCGGACTTATGCTTGGGACTATTCATGGTCTCACTGGACCCCAAGCAGCCGGTCCAACCGGGGTATGTAAACAGGCCTGCAGCTTGTCTAGCGCGGCCTTTCAAACTCCCTGCAGCGCAGACGGTCTCACGGTGTCGGACTTATGCTGGGGGGGGGAAAGACCTCCCGACCATGATCAGGTGAGCCGAAGGCGAACGATCATGATGTATGAGCCGGTGAACCTACCGACACAGGTAAACCAACCGACACAAACTTCCCAGTTCTCTTCCCTTACTGTTCATCTGACGATGATCAGGTGAGCCGAAGGCGAACGATCATCCCGTATGACACCAACTCAATGAACCTACCTCCTCTAACCTCGTACTTCGAACTTCCTCCTCACTAGTCCTTTTACTGATAAGACTGGGAGCCTAGTAGCCAGGCGAGCGAAGCGAGCGGCTACTCAGTTCCTATCTTTTATGTATCCTCAAACCTTCCCCCTAACTTCATGGTACGTCTTATCTGGATCACTCCTAATGCAGAGCTGCAGCTAGGTTACATCGCTAGAGTTAGTAACCCAAAGAACCAAGACAACCCTGACGTATCTAAACTCCTCAAATACTGCATCGATCATGGTCATTGGTCAGTGTTTGAAATGGCTAATATGTGTATCGAGATCAATACAACTCGATCCATAGCAGCACAGATCCTTAGGCATCGCTCCTTTACCTTCCAAGAGTTCTCTCAACGGTATGCTGATGCAATCTCTAACCTAGGGTCTCCTAAAGTTCCTCACCTTCGTAGGCAAGACCAGAAGAACAGACAGAATTCTGTTGATGATCTATCCACTGATCAAACTACAGTGTTCTATCGACGTATCTCTCAACACTTTGCAGAAGCAGAAGACCTCTATCGAGAGATGGTCAGTGCTGGTGTAGCTAAGGAGTGTGCTAGGGATGTTCTTCCTCTTAGTTCACCATCTAGGTTGTACATGAATGGTACGGTTAGGTCGTGGATTCACTATTGTCAGTTAAGGTCTGGTAATGGTACGCAGAGAGAACATCAGGCTATTGCCTTGGAGGTGATGGAGGTGATGAAGGAACATCTGCCTGAGGTGTCTAAAGCTCTTGGTTGGAGTGTTTGATCATGTTGAAGTCGTATGAAGAGCAGCGGAAGGAGAGGCTGTCTGACTCTATTGCTGAGTATCTGGATGTTGATGTCGATGATTGGAAGATGGTGGAGGATATGTTGGAGTGTTTGGAGTTGGAGTTGGAGTATTACCAGAAGGTTGGTGATCGGATAAAGATGTTGATGTCGGTGTTGAAGGTTGGTAGGTCGGCGGCTGAGACGCAGAAAGAGAGTTAGGCAGATTTTGACAGAAAAATGTGAAGGGATATACGACAGTGCATGGGGCCAAATTCCCCCCGTAGGGGTGCCCCTGCGCTGTATATGGCCGCGCTAGTTGGGGTATCTAGTAGTGGTGACTGGGGTTCTGGCCTGAATAGTACATACGTACGCTATCTATGGGCGCTTTGCTAATCCCGACTTATCCGGTCGGGAATTGTGGGATATTCATTTTGTCTGTCGCGAATCCAGTACACCAGTACTAGTGTGAAGACATGTTACAGACCCTACCGCTAGTGCCACGACCTGGCCCATACTGTGTGCAGGTCGGGGAGCCGAGAGCTTCAGGCCTGCACCTCGACAAACGATCCCGCGAGCCTAAACGGCTCAGCCGCCGGTCCGGTCCGGTGTACCAACCGCACTCAGTAGCAGGAGTGAAGGATCAATAAACAGCAAGGGCACCAACAATCAAATGAACGGGCACTCTAATTGCGCGACGCATGGAATCGAATTCCTGCCCGTTTTATTCCCTACTGTTAGGGAAACCCATCCACACGCCAAACTAACCATGGCTAAAACCTACACTGAT